ATGGTCTAGAACGTGGTTCATCATCTGAAACATCATCATCAACATCACTGTCTTCACTTTCAGTTAGCTGAACACTTTCATTAGTTGTAACAATCTTTTCTTTGTGAATCTGTTTAAGCTTTTCTTCGCCTTCTTTTATAGCCTTAATTACATCTTCGTATGTAACTTCAGTAGAACGTCCAGCTTTATCCATGTTTTCTTTAACACCTGTCGCAAATGCGCGTAATGCTGCAAACAGAGTTCCAGTAAGTTTCTTACGAAGTTTATGCAATGTAGGATTTGTAAGAATTTTTAGAGTTGTCATCGCAAGTCTAGGAATCAATGTCAAAATACCATGCTTTTCCTTATGTTTTTGTAGAAATGCATCAAGCCATTCCATTGGTGCAGTATGCATGAACTTGTTACCATGACCTGCTAAACGACCACGTCTAAATACTCTTTCACCAGTGATTTTGTTTTCAAACCACTCTTTCTTTACTGCTTCTTGTTCATGCTTAATAGCATCAGACAAACCATTCATGAAATTGTTCAAATATCTATTGTAAGCTGTATTGTATTCATTTGGGAACTTCTTAGCGAAATCTAATGCATTTGGCAAACTTCTAAGTTGTTCTTCATTAAATCCACTTCTTTCTTTTACATTATCGTCCATGTAATCATAGAAAGCACACATTGCAGAGTCAATGACTAACTTATCATTGATATTACTCAACAAGTTCAATTCGATAGTGTAGTTGGCATACTTTCTAAATGCAGCATGCATAGTTTCCATCAACTTTGCATGTTCTTTTTCAGAAAGATTCTTGAAGTCGTAATCTTTTGCTTTTCCTGCAGCATTTCTACGACCATTATCTGTAAGAGCATTGTTTGCTTCTACAAAGAAGTCAGTGCTAATGAATACAAGCGCTTCACCAAGATCGTGGTAGATAGAGTCCATAGTTGCAGCATTGTGGTATTCCATACCAGAGAATGCTGCACGTCTTGCTGCACTCTTTGCCAAGTTAGCATGTTTTGCAACAGCTGCAAACTTAGAAGGAAGAACATTTCCAATGAACTTGGAAGGTGTCTTCATTTCAGGGCTATTCTGAACAGGAATTACAAATTGTTCAACGTTTTTAGCAGAAACGTTTAATTTCTTTAAAGGACCTTTGTCCAAAGGCTTTGCAGAAGTTTCACCTTCTTTAAGTTCTCTACCAAGAACACCTACAGTGGTAGTAACGTTAATCAACCACATTACTTTCGAAATGTGATCTTCTTTTGAACGTCCACGTAAAATATCAAGAGCTGACTCAGCGTTTCCACGTAAAATGAAATCTTCAAGTGCAACGCCTAAGTCAACCAAAGGTTTATTTGCCTTATTAGCTTCATCAGAAGCTATAACACGAATACGTTTAACTATATTCGTTAAAGTATCAAGGGATTCATTAGCTGAGAATGATTCATCCTTGTGCGCTAAAATTTTGTAATCTCTATCAAACCACTTAAAGAACAAATCGTCAATTTGTTTTTTTAACTTATCATTGTCTAAAATGTAAATTTGATTATTCTTTTCTGCTTCTTCTGCCATAAGTTTAAACCTTTTTACTATTGTATTTATAATTGATGCAGTAATCAAATACATTTGTCAAGTAGAATTAATATTGTCAAAATTGTATTTGATGGTGCCACAGTCATATATTCGTGCAAAACCCATTTCTTTCATTATTTCATGTTCAGTTTTAGTCGGATCTGCTCCATTTGCAACAAGTTTGTGTTTTTGATATTTTATTCTATTTTCTCGTTTATGATTAACTATATAGAAATAAGATGGTGCAGATACATGAACAAATGAAAAACCCAATGACTCATACACATTGCCTTTGCTCCAACGTCTATCTGCATAACTTACTATGTTTTTCACTTCTGGATGCAATTTGCAAAATGCAGTAAACAACTTGCTAGCACCACCAATGACTGAAGTATTCAATTTGTTGCAAAATCTCAACAATTCAAATTCATCTTTCTTGAATCTTGATTTACCAAATGTCATCAATGATACTAATTCATCATTATAATATAAACCAAGTTTGTATTTCGATGAACAAGCTCCTTGAATATGATTTTCATTCAAAAATTTGTATGCTTCTGCAGTTTGAACATCTTTGATTTTTGTTTTTCTAGCAAAAATTCTATTGCTTTTATGAAAAAAATTCAACAATCTAGATTTTACTATTTCTTGTTTGAAATTCCATTCATCTTCGAATATGTGAATCAATTGATAGCCTTTGCTTTCACACAATTCTGTTTTAATCAAATGAACATCATTTTTAATGACATTGTCATTATGCCAGTACAATCCGTCAAATTCTATTGCCAAATTTAAGTCAGGAAGAACTAAATCTAATTCTTTTCCAATCAATGTATGATCTCTCGTCAAAATTTGACCTGCATAATTATTTTTGACAAAATCATACAATTGCTTTTCTTGCTTGCTTGTATATTTTGAATTGCATGTGTGACATATTGTCAAATCGTTGTTTCTACAATACCTGTCTAACAATGCTCTTGTATACGCTGCAATTGTATTGCATTTGTTGCAACGAAATGTTACTCGCTTTTTGTCATTGTAATCATATTTGATGAAAGTACAATTGCATGTTTTAAAATAATCTTTAAAATGTTGTTCGCTTTTTTGTTGACGCAAGTTTTTTCCAATGTCAGACAAACCACAACCGTATTTAGAAATTTTGTTATCTAAGATTTTAGAACGCCATTCTGATTTTTCTGCATCAGTCTTTTCTGCAATTTTAATTTTTCTCTTCAATTTTACTTCATCAGTCTGCCATGCACACTTTGTAGAACAATAATTAGAATAACCTTGTTCAATGCTTTTAAATACTGCTTCTTTATTACATATTATGCATTTGCCTTCATTTTGTTTTTTCAAATAAGTATCATAATACAATTTGCGTGAAAAATTGTGATGAAATGACGACAAATGCTCTTTTATCGAACATTCTATATCTTTGTTGCAAATAAAACAATAACTCATATGAATAAACCTTAATATAAGTTATTTATAATAAAATTTATTATGACGTTTTCTTATGCAAAAAACTTATATAGCATATTCAAAATTATGATATAAATCTTTAATTTTTATTACTTCTGTAATACCATCTGGATGCTGAATTTCTACTTCTTCGTTACCATGTAAACATGCATATTCCTGTGCGAAGAACACTGGACCGTTATCTTTAATCATTCTAGCACGCCATTCATCATCACGACCTTCAATTTCGTTCCATTGAACCTTACAAGGAATAAAAGAGTTTTGATTGTTAACAGCTTTCATCCAAATATCGTAGAAGTGGTTCATTCCCTTAGGCGTTGAAATCAAAATCAACTTAGAATCCAAACGAGAAGCCTGAGTAGGGAAAACTGACATCATAAAGTCTTCAGCGATGTTAGCATCTAGGTGCGCAAATTCGTCCACGAGCATGTAGTCAACCGTTTTACCACGAATAGACGATGAAGATGATGCTGCAGCAAAAATCTTAGTACCGTTATCAAGTCCGATACAACCTTTAGTCCAACCACCTACGTCTTTGTTAATGCCTTGCTGCAACCAAAGAGGCAAGTTAACGTAAGCATCTTTAATACGAGACATAATTTCAATTGCCTGTGCTTCTTTGTTAGCAAGAACTGCAATTGTCTTATTCTGTCTGAACAAAGCGAGCCAAGTTAGATACAACGTAGCAATAGTAGTCTTACCAGTCTGACGACCTTGCATGATAATTCTGTTGTTTTTATTCGGAACGTTTGCAATTAGAGTTTGAACAATCTTCTCTTGATATGGACGCAATTTAATTGGATGCATACCATCAGCAGCGTTAATATAAAAGTATGTTGCGAAATGGAAAATATCTTGAGAACACTTGAGCCATTCTTTCATTTCTTCTTTTGTCATCTCAATGTGTTCACCAGTTCCACGTAGTCTAGGATTACCAAAAAACATAATAACCTCATGTCAATATAAAGTATTTATACAGCAAAAGCACCCCGTAAAGAGGTGCTTAGGTTATTATATGCTCAAAAACTCACAAGTAACACATAAATTCGTCTGTGATATTCGTGAAATAGTTTTGAAGTTCCTTGAATGTGAACTTTTCATTTTTATTCAATTTTAATACCACATCATTTACATCTTTAATTTCAGCAGCTTTTAACCCAAAATCGTTCAAAAATTTGTTCCAAATGAACACATTTTTATGCTTTCTGACCAATTTTCCGGCCTTTTTTAAGCCAGCTGCATCATTGTCAAAAATGTAATATAACTGTTCAAACTTGGCCAATTGTAAATCGAGATTACCACTCGAACCTGCACCACAAGTCGCAACAGCATTCTCAATAAATATCGAATCAATAGGACCTTCTAATACTATAACTGGCTTTGTTGTATCAATGAAATCACGATTATACAATTGAGTGTCAGCAATTCTATTCATGTACTTCGGATCAAGATCTATTAAAGTACGTCCTTGCCAGAACTCAATCTTGCCTGCTTTATTATAAAACGGAATTATCAATCTATCGTGATATTTTCCTTTATGACAAATGTAGAATTTCTTCCAAATTTCTTCTGGAATTTTACGAGACTTACAATATTCAATTGCTTTCTTTGAAAGTTCAGTTCCATCATCAATCTGAATAAAAATCTTAGCAGCAGCTTTATCGAGAATTTTCTTTTCATTCAATTCTTCTTGCTGCTTAATTAACATTTTCTTATGTTCATCTGCAAATTGTGCTTGCATTTTTGCAATATCATCTTCACTTGCAGTCATCTTATTGTGTAAATCGCTCTTATAAGCAAGATACAACGATGGATTTACTTCAGCTAACCATTTTGATGCTATAATTGCGTTATGTGCAGGACAATTTGTTCTCCAACAAATATAGCACAAACGATTAGTATTAGCGATATAAATAGTTCCTTTTAATTTCTTTGAACCACAGAAAGGACATTCAGTTAAAACGCCATTTGCTGTAATTTTCTTATGTTTCAAACCAAATGCAGCTTGCTTACAATATTGCAATAAAATTTGAGATTTTGTTATTTCATCTAATACTGGCATAAGTTAAGTATAATAAAAACGAGTAATTTTGTACATTACTCGTTTAAACATTATTTTGACGTAACTGAATTACTTTTATTCTTCTGCATCTTCAAGACTTGCAAAGAAATCATCTTGTTCAACTGCTTTGTTTGCCTTAAATGTTTCTTCATCTGCCTTTACGTTGGAATTTGCTTCTGCTGCATCTTCAACGATGGAAGTCTGAACTGCTGGAGTCTTTGCAGCTGGAACTCCAATTACCATTTCTTCCTTACAAATAACAACTTCTTCCTTAGTTCCAATGAACTTATCGAACAAGCCGTATCCA